GAATGATGTTATCAAACTCTCTGTATATTTTTAACTTTATTGGTTCTGCTAAAGGAAGATCCTTGAGATCCAGTTTTACTGGCTTTCTATCTGTTCCCGGCACAATAGATGCATTAACAATCTCATCAATTGCGTTGTCTATTTCTGGATATATGGACATGTTTCTGTATTGAATTACAGAAGCACTTTCATCTCTCAAATTTGCAGCATAATCTAAAGCAGTTCCAAAGAAACCACCAGCATCAACGGTAACTGTTCCATCAAAAATTTCAGGAGCAGCAAAACTCTGAATTAGGTTATCTTTTTTATCTTCTTTTGCTGTTTTCTTTTTACCGAATTGAAATCCAAAAAGAGGTAGGTCCATTATGTATCCTTTTTCACATTATGTTATGTTAGTATTTGTAATTTGAACAGTTCTATCGAATATTTGCACAGTATCAAACACAAACACTACGTTAAAAGTATTTAACACATTTGGACGACCCATGTTGAAACTAATTTCATTTACTGATCGTGGCCAGCAACCATTTAACATAAAAGTTTTTATGGTATTTCCGTTTAAGTCAAGTTGATTTATACGCCAACCAAATGCTTTATACGAAGGTTCGGTTGATTGTTGTGCAGAAACATCTGATACGTTTGTAAAATGATTGTTTATTCTATTTTGCCAAGATTGAAATTTTTGCCACAAATTGTTTGCGCCTGAAGAGGGATCGTCTAACACTGCAACTGACCATGTTGAATACATTTTTTCACCTGGAAAAAATGATTTTCTTCCCAAGTAATCATACACAATTGTGCTTGTTTGTAGAGTTGGTATCAAAGATGATCTGACGTGGAATGACGATAAAGCACCGCCAGAATATGGAATAACACCCTGAATCTCAAAACGGTTTTGTCTTGTTCCTCCAAGAAAATCTGTTTTAAATTGATTGAGTGATGTTTGTGCCATTTTATACTCCAGTAATAAAACTTATATGATCAAAAGTCAATGTTACTTGAAATGTCACAATTTCAGAAGATCCCATATCAAAATTTATACCACCCACTTCACTTGGCCAACAACGATGCAATCTTATATGACGAATTGTATTACCATTATTATCTAATTGTTCAACTGTCCAATCGGTTTGTAATGATGCATAAGAAAAATCATTGTTACTGACTTTGTGTGTTACGTGCCCATCCATCAATTCTTTCCATGTGTGGAAAGATTTCCATAACAAATTATTATTGTCATCATAGATTGTTATAGGCCATACACTGTATTGTCTATCTCCGGCGTAATATGCCATTCTTCCTCTAAAAGGAACGCCAACTACACCTATGTCTGCCTTTGGTAAAGACGCCGAGGATATAGTAAATCTACCTCTATTAAATGCTTGAGCCGCATTTGGTATACCAGCAGGAAAAGCAGAATTCACAACGAATCGGTTTGCTCTTGAGCCGCCTTTAAAGGCTGTTTTAAATTGGTTTAGTGAATTATTTGGCATTAGTTTTTATATTAGGTTGAACTTAGATTTACATTGATGACAAACGATGTTACTCCAAGTCTTGGTGTTACAGACACTAGTATATTTAATGTAGTTGCATTATCAGTATTATTTGAAGAATCACAAACTACTTGTGTTTTAGTTGTATCTATAAATGTAGTGTACTGTTGTAAATATGCTAATATTTCATTAGTAACCAAAGTTCTTGTGGCTTCATTATTGATGTCATACAGATATTTCAAACCAATGTTTGTAATATCTCTATCCATAGCTGCTTTCATTTGAGCAGGGCCAACTCTTTCATTTACAGTTACATCTGTTGTAGCTGCGGTTGCACCAACAAGGTCTTGACCCAAAAACTTTGGATTATAACTTAAGAAATAATTTACTCTATTGTTCTTTAGAATGGTTTTTAGAGTAGCATCAGACCAAGCAACGGTGTTATCTACACTACCATTCAAAACTGTAGATCTATCGATACCGGCTACAGTCAAATACAATTCATTTCTATCTTTTGCTCTTGCAAAGAATCCACATACATCTGGAACTGCAGTTTGTGTGTATGTCAATGTAGAACTTCCAAGAACAGAACTTGTATTGAAATTGCTAACAGTCTTTTGCCCATACACATTGAAAACTCTGTCTGCAACTGCAGGTGAATCACCAAAGGCAACATAAGATGGAGAACCAAACAAAGAATCAAAATTTGCGGCAGTATAACCAGATCCATTTGATTGTGATGCAAATACGCCTGTAGTATAGGGATTGTTGATCAACCATTGTGAAATTGCTGCAGTTGCACAAGATCCCATCAAAACATCAATGTTTTTTCCGGTCGTGTTTGTGTAATTATTAAACCCTGTTGTGCTTCCGGTTATTACTAGAGCGCCGCCGTATGCCAAATAACTAATGGCCAAAAGGAAATCTTTTCCGTTTGTAATACCAGATAAAGTATTGTTTCCATTATTTAAAAATAGACCATAAGTATCCCCGGTATTTCTGGCTAATATAGCCCCCGTGGATCCGCCTAAAGCGTTAAAATCATTTACTAGATCATTTGGAGTGGTATAAACGATGTATGTATCGGATGTTCCACCTTTTGTAGGTGATTGTTTAAAATATCTTGAATATACTAACCAACCAAACATACCACCTGGGTCTGCTGTGATTGTGTTACCAGAATAAGTAGCCCCAATATTAAAACTAGACCCAGCCAAAAAACCTGTTATTAACTGCGTGCCTCTAGTTTCTTTGGTGTATGAGTTTGGGTTAGTAAAAGAGCTTAAGGAAATTGCCATATTTTTGTACCTTTATTCTGTATTATTTAGATTTTTTATACAGGGTACCATACTACAGAGCCATCAGAAAATTTTTCATTTTCATCATCATCTTGACCGTACATGAACAAAACATTGTCATCTTCTGGCTTTTTGGCCTCTTCATAGTTCATTTTGGCCGTTTCAATCAAATCAGAATAGTATTCTTGTCTGGTTAGCCACGCAAAAAAGACCAAAGTCATTACTAAATCATCATTTTGGCCTTCTTCTGCCTTATATGTGTTTGATTTTGAAACAAACGCCATTAGTTCCTGAATTATTCTTTCATCGTTTATTAAAATCTTATCCTCTTCAACAAGTCTTTTTAATATAGCACATCCCAATTTTTTTGTTTGTGCTGTTGTTCTTAATCCCATCTCGCTTTTGCCTGTTGCAAATCCCTGAGAAAGCATCTGACCTTTTCTTCCTGCAATACGGGTCATTAACAAATTTTCATAGTTAAGATCGTTATAAAGAATACTTGACACCTGACCACCTATGTCGTTTGTTTCAACCAATACATAAGCATTGTTGTACAATTCTCCTACCTTTTTTATTGATTGAGGAAAATTAAAAGGACTTATTGTATTATTTCTGTATGTTGCAACAATTTTATAAGGTGATTCCGTTCCTTCTATTACAGTAAACGCCGAATAGTCGGATCCCTGTCCTCTTGATACATCAGCCTGTAAAAAATATATTTTGTCTTTCTGAGGTTCGGCAAAAATTCTCAATCCTTCGGCATCTTCAGATAGATACTCTTCTGGAGCCAATACATTTAATTTTGTAGAAGAAATCAATGTATTTGAAGAGCCCAAGAAACTACAACCATATTCTTGTTCAAATTGTTCTGGACTGGTGTTTGCTATCTGTTCTGCTGCCCATACATCATCTCTTTTTGGGCCACCGGGAGTAATTGGAACATCTCTCCAAGAAACTTCTACCGGGACGAATTTATTTTTTAATTTGTGGCCTTCGGCTCTATTGGAATCAACCCAAAGTTTGTGGAAATGGTTCATCCCATTTGGTGTAGATACAATAACAAGTTTTGTGGTCGTACCAGCCGAAATGGTTGGATATGTCGATGAATAAAATTCTTCTGCTACGTGTGACGGCAAGAATGCGTATTCGTCCAGCAATAGGAAGTTAAAAGAGCCACCACGAATGGCTGAGGACGATGTTGCGTCGCAGATCACTCTGGACCCGTTTTCTAGTTTCAAAGACGTCTTATTCCATTCTACAACCCCCTGCTGCAAGAAGTGAGGTAGGTTCTCATACGCCAATTGCAACTTGGAATACAATTCATCCTTTGCTGTCTTAAGTCTATTGGCTAGAATGGCTACGCTAACGCTTTGATTGAATGTTATGTAATGGCAAATATATCCAATAACCGAAGTTGACTTACCAGATTGGCGCGGCCATTTGGAAATTACGAATCTATTCTTATGAATTGCACTTACAAATTTTTGTTGGTAATCATACAACTCGAAAGGCATGATACCTTTATCAAGAGTTTTAACCTTCACATACTTTTGAATAAAATAAACAGGATCGTTGGCGCACTTAACATATTCTTTAAGTTGCTCTTCTGTATATTGTAACTCTACGCCGGGAGGTTTTAATTTTGGATTATTACGATAGCCCTGCTGATTATTGTTTTGGCTCATCTTTCACTACCTCTGCTTCCACAAGTTCTTTTTCCGTGCTTCTTTCCTTGTTCAATAAATTTTGCAGATCTTTGGTTGAACCGACAAATACAGAATTGTTTGTTTGCTTTATTTCAGTTTTGCTTGAAGTTGTGTCTTTGGCTTTTTTATGAATGTCCAACATATTATTATTCAGGTCAGCCATTGTTTTTAACAGTATGGCAACAACTTCAAATGCTCTTGGTGAATCTGATTCGGTTGCCACCTTCAATGCGCTTTCAAGGGCCATGTTTCCGTTCCCGATCAGATCCTTTATGTTCTGTTGAGCCTTTTCATAATCCTTTTGAAAATTACTAGAATCAAAAGTACCACCTGCAATGGCTTTTGTTTCTTTTGAATCATTCAACGGGACATTAAAAAAATTGGCTAAATTTTTATTCATTATGTTAAATCTAAATCTATTCCAGCAGTAAGCCCAATCGTGCTGATTTGAGAGACTGCTTCCGAACTTGCAAATATAAACGACTTTGCCATAAAATTAAATGTAGATATATTCACTCTTCTATTAGTAAGATCGCCGTCATATTTATCACTGATGTTATTGGATACCATCGTTATTGGTATTGCAATATTAGTGATGTAATCGGTAAAATTCATGTTTATAACATGTGTTGGATTAAACAACGGCATTATTTGTTCTATTATTTGTAATGAATCATCTATATGTCTTGTATATACAAACAATGTAAATCCAACATTTACGGGCACTTCACTAAAGACCATATTTGTTGAGTTGTTACAGACTCCATTAGTAGAAGTACCAAATTTTAATGGTGTATTTCTATTTCTTCTTCTATTTGGGTCTGGCGATATGGCGTTCATTATATAACTCAATCTTGGCAATTGATTTTCAATACGAACACCATCTGTTATGGAAGAAGGATTTAAGTATCTCTGAATAAACTTTTCTTGAGATGCGTATGTAATTGGGACTCGGATATCAAGATCGGAGCCACCAACAGTAGAGTTTTCATGCTTGACATGAATATCACTAAAAAGGGTTCCAAATGCAACCACCAATTTTCTTAAGTTTTTGTTATAATCAGTGCCGTACATTTTTACCTCTTATTAGCAATCTTCAACCGCAAAAGGATTGTTTTCATCAAAAGTAAATCCCGCTGCTTCTTGTTGCAAGACTTCGTTTATACCAGCAGTTGTTCCAAGAACATTATTCAATGGTATTATACCAGAGCCAGACAATCCTCTTGTAGTGTTCATGACATCGTTTACGGTAGAATTGTTTGTTTGAATTGTCTCGTAACTGTAGGTGAACAATTCTGCTGTTATTTGATAAGAATATAATTTGCCCAATGGATACATTGGATTTTCGTGTTCAACAAAGTTTATTTCAAATAAAGACTTTGATAAAGGAAAATATATCAAATCGCCTTCTCTTGGTCTTATTATAGTTGGATCAAATGTGGTTACTTCTTCTGTAAATCTTTTTCTTGCTAGAATAAGAACTACTTTATCTTTAATTTCAATACCAAACTGGGTTATGATATCCGTACCATCAAATCCTTTAAAGTTTGCCAAATACATTTCAATAGTGTAAGATGTGCTAAAAGAAGAGCCTGGATCTTCTCCAAATAACTTATCTATTGATAGATATTGTCTAGGTATATAAAGGCAATCCATTCCAGTTGCCTTTATTATTTCAATAGTGACGCCTTCTACTAGATCTTGTTCACCTTTATATCTGGTAATGTATGGATTTATTGCCATTATTATCCTATCATCGGATCAACTGGTAGTTCTTGTGTTCTCAACAATGTATTTTCTATCTTTTCTAATTCTGCAGTTGCCTCTTGCATCATTGCAGGGGCATTCAAGGATGCGCCACCCGGAAGAGGAACATTTGCAAACTTCATTAAATTTTGTGCCCATTGTCTTTTTAAAAGGGCCGTGTAATATAATCTAAACACACGATCATTCCAAACCAAAGGATATTCGTTTGGGTTAATTTTGACATATGCTTCTACAAAGAGATATGATCCCGGAATATATTTGGTAGAGTCTGTGTCTAAAAATAGTCTATTAGTAGTTTTTGTATATGTGTACGATGCTGGATAATTGAATACGTCATTTATGAGTTTGATATAACTCATACCTTCCATATATGCTGCCATCGGACCTGACGAGAAACCAGATTGATTAAAATACAAACCGAAGAAATCAAATAGAGTCATTTGATATCTCAAATCAAACATATAGTCTCCAACTACGTTTGATGCTCTATAAACTTTTGTTACCGTTCTTATATCTGTTGCTTCTGGCCAATACCCAGTAAGACCTGTTGTACTGTCTGTTACTACTTGGGCTCCCATTGCAGGACCAAATGAGGTTGTGTCAAAATACTTTCTAGCAATGTCGGTATCGGATATTTGGTGTATGTATACTGCTCTTTGATTAAAATCAAAGTGCCTGTCATACATGTATTCTAATGCTTCGTCTAAACGATCTTCGGCTTGTTGTGGATCTACATTGATCTGAACAACTGGCGCTCCGAGAGCCCTGAAGCAATAATCTATAAAATCTTGTCGTGAGTTTATGGCCATGATAAAAATATTTATGAATTTTTAAGCATATTCTTTAAAATATTAATATCATGCTCCTTTATCGGGTCAGAATTAACAGTAATCTGAATTAACTTTAAATCTTCAAAAGACATATTTTCTATTTTTTCTCTTCTGTCTTTATTTTCTTTTACAACATAATTTGGATCGTAGTTTGTAAATCCAGGCATTTTTAAAGGACAATTTAAAACTGGGTAGTCCAATTTTGAATACTCCCCATCCTTTTTTAATAGCCAAGTATTGTTTTTGTCTCCACACCCACAACCACTACAAAAGTGGTAATCTGAATTTTTACTTTTTTTCAAATGATGGCAGGCTGAAATGTTGTCTTTGTTGCCAAAACAGGAAACAACTCTTAGTTGTTTTGTTGGTATATCTATTTTATTATTATCAAATCCTCTAGAGGCTATTGACATAGCCAAAGACACAATTTTTTTAATCATATCAAACGTTTTCGTATATAATTGTTGTTCCTGCTGGATATACGTTTCTATTCAAAAAAGCCTTATATTTGTCTGGAACAGTTCCATAAATCTTTATAACATTGTTAGAATATGTTGTCACTGTTGTGGTATTATATGGCAAATTTAATAATTCTACTAAAACATATCTTATTGCTGTAGTTGTACCTTTAACTCTTAAATAATTTTGTTCAGCAAATAAAGAGAAAGATCTTATATTTGGCAAAATATCTTGAAGATCCGAAGATGCAAAGTCTTCACCTGGAAAATATTCTTCTGCCAATCCCTCTAATAGTTTTCTATCCATCAATAAGCCAGTTCTTATGTTTTCCCAGTTAACATAAGCACCGTAACCATATTCCATACTAAACAACCATCTTAAATAATTTTTGATAAGTGGTATTACTCTTACTTTTGTTGGATCGGTTTCATATTCCTTTAAAATATAATCTGGAAATAAAGATTCTACTGTTAGTTTATCGCCAGCCCAGTATTGTCCCTGAACATTATAATACTCAGAGCCATATGCTTCTAGCACTCTTTTTAAGAATGTTTCTAGTTTAGACTGTAAAGTTACTGGGAGATTTGTAAAAAAGAATGGTATCATTGTCCGTAAACCACTGAAGTTCCTGCGGGGGCTCTTTGAGATAGATACTCTAATAAAAGTGTTTGATTTGTTGAAGATAATCCATTGACATATATGTTAACCGTTCCAGGAACATCTCCATTTCTTACTTGAATTAAAGTTTCATCATCTGTTCCGGGTATATAAGAAGACAATATTGCATTTATATAATCACGTAAAGTAACACACCGATCTTGGCTAAGTCCAAATAGTACTTTTGCTCTTGTTGCCTCCACAGACAAAGTGTTGTATCCACCAGATGCGGGGCCTATGAATGAAAACAATGAATTTGGATCAGATATTGTTGCGCTGTTTCCAACTGCCCCTGCAGAAACAACCGCCTTTACCATTACAGAAGAACTGGTTGTCAGTAACTTAGCATTTGCAAAATTTGTTGTTACCAAATATCCTAATGGTGAATTTTGAACTGTAAATATTTGTTGATTGTCTGCTGTTGATAAAAAAGATTTTTCTACTCTTGTCCATTTTACTTGACTTGTTGTTGGATTAAAAGGATCAGTTATTTCATAGAGACTTATTGTCTCGGGATCTACAGTATATGGAAGTAGCATTGATTCTGTTTCAAAATCCCAATTTGTATATACATTTATACCGGAACCAGCGTATAAATTGACATTAGATCCACCAGAAGCACCTACAATGGTGTCTGGATTGTAAAAATGTATTGAACTTCCATCTGGTGTTATAGCATCAAAACTTGTATAATCAGAAATGCTTTTAGTTGTAGTTGCAACAGATTTTGCAGATTTTACAGGAGAAATCAAAATACCACTATTAGAGGCTATACCAACCAAAGATTCAATTAAAGATGCAGTGGACACAAATGATTCTTTTAAACCTAATTGTGTATATATTCCATTATAAGCAGTTGCAGTAGCTAATATGTTTACAATCATATTGGCGGCGCTTGCTTTATTTCTAAAGTCTATATCTTTTAGTTCAGGTTGCTTTTCTAAAAAAGTAACCAAAGAATTTACAATATAAGAATAATCTAGAGAAGCAACCTTAAGTTCGTTTAAATTATAAGCCATTATAGTGGGACCTCTATGCTGCAATAAGAATTTTTCTGAAAATTGACACCATCAAATGTTGAAAAATAAACATCAAATTTTATCAAATCTGTCGAATAATAAGACATTTGGGCTTTAACATTAGACAATCTAGGTATGCTTGATTGTATAGCAGCCGCCATTGTTATGTTAATTAAAGTTCTATCTACATTTCCTTGAAATATGTAGTCATATATTTTTGATCCAAAACTCATATCAGAAATCAATTCATTTTGTTGCGTTCTAGCAACATGTTGTATCTGTTGAACTATGGAATTATATCCAGAAACAGTTGATATGTCTACCTTACTGTTGGTGGTGACTGATGGCTCAAAATATATTGAAAAATCTTTAGTTGCCATTTTAAATATTTATCAACCCCATATCTCGTTATCAGGTGGTGTAAACGGACTGGTTGGATTGGATGATCCTATCCCGGGCAAGTTGAATCCACCAGCACTAGAACTTACTGTTGTGTTAGACCCGCTCGGGCTATTTGAGTAATATGTATGCAAAATTTGCGATACACGAATCATGGTTTCATGTGTTCCACTGTTTGTGAATGTGTGCTTTACGCCCATCACCCAATAATAATCGTTCATAACAGACTGGCCCGTTGAATATGGGTAACCACTTATATTGTCGGCTTTTACATATACAATATCCCCTATTTTTAGATTTAAATCACCTGATATGACAAGATCAAGTTTTCTAGCATATTTTAAAGAATCCAAAAACTCTCTTCTTTTTACTGGAGTTTCTTTGGGTGTGTTCCAAAATGTTGCTATATTTAATCTTAGTTTTAAATATGCTTCATATCTAGAATTTATGTCTGGACAGTTTGTGCTAAATGGAGCATCTGGTGCTGGCCAGTAGCATCCAAGCCATTCGTCTCCCATGTTTTGTTTTACTAAAGTCATCTCCTCGGACGGATCTGGTAAGTAAATATCATTTAAATTATTTGGATCATATTGTTTACCTGGTCCGGTCCATAGGCTAGCAGAAGATGTTATTCCTATTATTTCTGCAACTTGTTTTATCTTTGGAAATTTTTCAAAACAATATTCTAAACTATCTGGAGCGTTTGTAAATCCTTTGGTTATTTGAGCGTTTGCACATGTATATTCACTAACAGACACCAATGGATAAATTGGTGCTTTCATTTTATTACTTCCAATTATTTTTATTTGTCCTGCGTCACTCATGATAATTTCCTATAATTAACTGCATGTTCCATCTACGATATTTTCAACTGTAAAGTAATACATCTTTGCCCCAATTAAATCATATGGAACTTCTACTCCAGAATCAACCAATAGTTTGTCTGCACTGACCCTGTACATTCTAACTATGTGAGATATTGTTCCCTCTTCTGGATTAAATGTGGTATCATACGCCCCAACAGGTCTATATTTAAATCCTGATGGTAAATTTGAACTAACCCATCCGGGAGGATAATAATCTGGTGTTCCCAGACCTGCAGTCCTTTCATTTAAATTTATTGCCCATGTGCTGTCTGGATATGTTTTTCCATTAATAACAACACCTTCAGTTGATTGCAAATTTGGATCGTATTCCCAATTTTCTACATCTGTATAGTATGTGCCACCATCATTGCCCGTAGTATTTTTTGTTGTATATTTTAAACCTTTCCATCTATATCTAAATTTAAGACCTTTTCCGTTTTCTGCAGTCTTTGCATTTTGATCTGGTCTATATTGTATCAATTCTGCAAAGAAAGAGTCCTCTGTGTCTTCTCCCATACAACACAAAGTATACAAGATAAAATTTTGTTTTTCAATCTTTCTTATAAGTTCTAAATTTTTATTAGAAAAATTATTTCCACTTAATACTTGATATCTGATATCGATTATTTTTTGTAAATTAAATGTGTTTGGATTTCCAGTTGGTGGAAGTGGGTAGTTTGGGCTAACAGGAGTAAAATCAAATATATTTTTCCACATGTGGCCAGAATCGACATAGTTCATAAAACCAGTTGCACCCATATAATTGAATAGTGCATATTTTGGGCTTACTCCATATTCGGTCGATATCAAACTTCCGTTATCATGATTTGGAGACATGTATTTTGCATGATATCCCCATTCGCTTTCGTATCGCAATTCATCCGATCCCGCAGTAATTCCATTTATGGCTCCACTAGAAGCAATTATTTCTGTATTATTTTTAAGACCATCATCTTGAACAAATAATGTTAGGTATTCTGTACTTGCAGCATTTCCTGGTTTGGGATTATTATCTAAAAATTTAGGAACAGATCTTATATAATAATAGTTTTTTGAAACATATTGATCGGCAGGATCTGTGCTTATAGTATAAATCTTTTTAAAAGTAACATTGGAGTTATCTACAGTAAATTTTTGTTGTGGAACATCTCCGCTGTAAACTGCATATTTAAAGTTAAAGGAATCTAGTTTGTCTAATATTGCTTGTCTATCTTGTAATGGTGTTTCAGGAAAATATTTAAAATTAATTGTATTTCCAAATTCTGTCCAAAACATGAATCTTGGATTTTTTGTATCTTTACCTGTAGCAAGAGTAGATAAGTACATCAAATATTGAAATGTATTATCTGATGCAGATTCTAAATGATGACCATTTGGATTTAATGGCCTATACAATATAAAATTATCAGTGGGATCACATGTTCTCAGTGTTGGTTTTGAATTTGCAAATTTAACATCTAACAATTCTCTAGAAATTTTGGATATAAAATCACTAGTTTTGTGGACTTGTGGTTTTTTTACGTTTAACTCTTTTATTAGAGAAGATTTTTGTGAATACTTATAAAAGTAGTTTGAAACATTTATAGAAACAAAGTTCTGCTCAGTATCAGATGCCGCGTTTGTGACATAACTTGTACTAGTTACTGATAAATTAATATATGATTTATCAGTTGCATTTTGAAATACTAATTTTACATTTGTAACTTGATTTGTCTTAATAAAAGATAATATATCTTTTTTATCTCTTAAAATTAAAGCACCAACAGGATATATTTCAAATACATTTTCTTCCATTTCCAATCTGTGAAATTCACACTCTGGATTTCTGGCCATTATGTCATAAGAAAATGTAGGTCTATTTCCCGTTTCACCGCCATCATTGTCTTCAAGCACAATTTGAACTAATGAAGAATGAAATGCATTTGAGCGTGTATCGTTCATATCAATTATATTTAATATAGATTAAGTTATTAAATATTTTGGAAACTTGACCAGGTAAAAATGCTTTTACAGTTTTTGGTGTTTCAATTAACACATCTGAAACAGTATAATCTACAGCAGTCGGTGTTGTAGGACCAACTTCATCTGCTATGGATTCGATTACAGTTTCTCCTATAGATGGAATTCTTGAACCAGCGTTACTTGAAATATACTGTGTTGCAGTTCCTGCGGTTAGACTTTTTGTAGATGTTGCATAACTGTCTGTCACTGTGGAATAATTAAATCCTAAAAGTGGGCTGATTCCAGAAGTTCCTATTATAAGATCTCCGCTTGTACCTTGAACCGGCTTAACAGTTATCTTTTTGTTATATGCATTTGTGCTTTCAACTAGAGCAAAATCTCCATAAATATCCCATGGACCAGTTTCTCCATAAGTTGCGGTTATTCCATCTGATTTAGTTGGATCATACTTTACCAATACAGATTGTTTACCTAAAACAACATATTGATTTGCAGTAGAACCGGATACGTTGAAAGTATACTTATCTTCACTCTGTTTATTGAATATCTGAACGTTTGTCGGGACTAAATCAAACGGATTTATTTTTTTATTTGCAAGTAAAAATAACCAAAATGAGTTAGCATCTTTATACAATATCGCCCCAGCTTCTAATAAAGTTGTTTTGGCGTCTATTGCATAATCCTGTTTAAGAATAGAGTCAACATCAAATTTATAATAAGCATATGGAGTGGTAACTGTAAAAGTTCCAGCGGTTGTTTCATAATTTATTTTTGGTAATTTTTCAAAATATTTCATAGTTACTTTATTCCATATTATTCATTATTACCAAAATAAAATGCAGATACTTCGGACTTTGACCATGTTGCATTTGCATCTGGTACGTAAGATCCCGTTTCAAACTCAGTAAAGTTCAATCCAACCATTATTGCGGATGAGGTTAGATTCGGCAAGTATCTTACTACTGGATCATTAATGTCTGCGTGCTTGACAGACATACCGCTCAAAACACATGGAAGGGGTTCACCGAGCCAGTTTGCAGATAGCCCAGAATCAGTTCCAGAAGCATCCGTGCATGTCAACACCCACAAATTTTGAGGATATGTTCTTTCTGGTAATCCATTTGCTACAGTTGGATATGATGACTTTCTGAATGAACCAATTATATCCGAAACATTATAAGATTCTTGTTCATTTTTTGGAACAAATATGTATTCCAGATAATATGACTTACGGGCTTCAGACACCATAGTAAGTTCTGTCACGTTAGAAAATCTTCTGTAGGTACTGGTGGCATACATTCTTTCTGCAAAGTAGGTCACCGGGGCCAATACTCTGGAGAACAACGTACCAAAATTTGACATACCACCACTATTTTTCATTCCTGCCATAGATATGACAGGCCCAACTGGGTTCTGACCTTCTCCAAACTGATGGATAAGGCTATAGCCGGGTTCTTTTGGTAAAGGCAGTCTAAGTTGATTAAAACTTCTGCTTATTATAGATTCACGGGTTCTCTCTGTGTTTATAAGAGAATATTCAGCAGCAAAAAAGTTTAACCATAGTGGTATTTCATTGCTATCTTGTGATGTTGGGTACTGATAATAAGCCATTTATAATATTTATGCTTTTCATAAATATTTTGTAATGGCATACAAAACAAAGTATAATCCCAAAAATATTCAAAAATATGTTGGCGATCATACAAAAATAACATGTCGCTCTTTATGGGAAAGAAACGTATGTAAATTTTGTGATGACCATCCATCTATTTTGAAATGGGCATTTGAAGAAATTGCCATACCTTATATAAGTCCAATTGACAATAAGATAAAAAACTACTATCCAGATTTTTTAATAGAATTTGTGGCCAATGGAAATAAAAAAACATGGTTAATTGAAGTAAAACCAAAAAAACAAACCATGTTAAAAGAAAATGCAAGTAAGAATGAAAAGTATACATGGGCCATAAACAATGCAAAATGGGAAGCGGCCAAACGATTTTGTGAAAAAAACAACATAGAGTTCAAACTATTGACAGAAAGAGAACTATTCACAAATGGCAGATAATTCAATAGAAGTAATTAAAAATTACATACAATCAAACGGTGGTTTGCAGAGACCAAATAGGTATAAAGTTAAATTTTTAAATTTATCAGAACCAATTCAAGCATTGTTTAATGGTGGCTCTGTTGTAGAGAAAACATTCTTTTCTAATGCCGTATCTTTTGGCGGCAGAGCAACCGATGTTGTATATGATGCATTAAGTGGATACGGATACGGAAGAATGGTTCCCAAGTCCACAAGATATATTGGTGGAATCGTAATGACCGTCCCAATAACCGGAAATCAATGGGTATTAAGGTTTATAAACAGATGGTTTGATACACTTTATGGAAACTCTTCCACCAACGCCTTTCAAACTAATACATTTACAGTACCGTATTATGATGATATTGTACGACCCTGTAAGATGCAAGTTTCTTTATTGGATATGAACGGAGAGCGGGTCTCTGGTGGAAATTACATTTTTAGTGAGGTATATCCAATAGAAGCATTGCCAATAGAATTGAATGAAGCGACTATTGATAAATTTTTGACTGCACAAGTAGTATTTAATTTTAGAAATTATATAATCGAGTAATAGGAGTATTTATGGAGTTGATTGAAAAATTAAAAATGGCATTTCCTTCATATGAGGTGGAATTGCCATACAGTAAACAGATTGTAAAGTTTAATCCTTTCAGAGTTAAAGACGCCAAAAACATATCAATTATTTTGCAAGAGGACAATAAAAAACTTGCTCTTAACGCAATGATTGATTGTGTAAAAGACAATTCTAATATCAAAAATATAGAATCATTGTGTCTAGCAGATGTTGAGTATTTGTTTTTACAAATAAGATCCAAAAGTGTTGATGAAGTACTGAACCTTCTTGTAAATGGAAAACCACAAAAAATAAACATAAATAACATTCAATTTAAAAACAGTATTCAAACTTTGAATATTAAATTAAATGATAGCATGATATTGACATTACAAACTCCAACTATAAAAGATATAGTATCTTCGAAGTCTTTTGATCAAGAAGATTATATAAAAGCATGTTTAGAAAAATTATGTGTTGAAAATGAAATATACGAATTTAATAAATTTGTTCCAGAAGAATTTAAAAAACTAATAGATAATCTTCCCTTATCGGTAATAAAACAAATAAACAGTTTTGCTTCTTCAGATCCTACCTTGTTTGTTACAATTAAAAATGAATCAAACGAAAGCGAGGTAAGTGGCCCACTAACTTTTTTTACTTGGCGGTAAAATACTTTGACTTGATTGATTATTACAAAACAAATTTTAATTTGTTTAAACAATTAAATCTTAGTATTGCCGACCTTGATAATATGATGTTTTGGGAAAGAGAATTGTATGTTAAATTGTTAATTGATTTTAATGAAGAACAAGAACAACTTAGAAGAGAAAAAGAAATTAATAACCAATGGCAATAAATGAAGATAACAAAATTCAAATAAATGTTGATGCAGAAAAAACTGCATTTAGCGATAAAATCGCTACACCGACTGTGTATCGTGATATGGCAATGCCGTCGGAAAATATTAAAATAGATCCATTTGCTTCCGATTTTTCAAAACCAGATTCATTTAACCCATTCCAATTTGAAAAAAATGTTATGGGATCTCAAGATCAACCTCCAATTGCACTAGAATCGCAAACATTGCAGTTTGATCAATCTACAGCATTTAATATGTTGAATCAGTCATCCTTGATGACTGGTTTGGATAGCAACAATGATACTTTTAAGTCTTTATCAAATTTTTTAGCATCACAACAACTTACAAGTTCAACATTAAATCAACAGCCTCCGATTAGTCATTCCGATGTAAACAAACAAGTTCAAAAAGCAATAACTAAAGATATTGTACCTGCATTAGAAAATGTTGCACAATATATTCAACAATCATCAAATTTAAATACAGATCATAAAAATGTTCACGATGAATTGCCAACAATATCACCAAACAATCTAGCGTTTAATGATAGATCGGAATCGGCAATGGATAGACCTACATGGGCATAAAAAAAGCCCCTTGCGGGGCTTTTCTCAATCATTCTCCATTTCGGAGAAGTACTTTAGAGGATCCTTTTCCTCAATTTCCTCCGATGCCACTGGGTCCTCAGTAACATCATCCTCAATGGTCTTCTCGGTAAACTGGGCACGGATATCGTCGCCAGTTGCCTTCTTTAGACGAGCCTGTAGTTCCTCGTAACTCTTGAACTGACTCTTGTCAGTAAACTCCTTTAGAGAATACTGCTTCTTCCAAAGTTCCTCAAGCTTCTTGTCATCTCCAGCAAATAGAGGTGCTGGAGCTGCAAATTCCGAACGGTCATAGTTTACATAACCGCCGACATTGCGAATCTTGATTTTAAAGTCTGCACCAGTCCAAAAGTTAAACGGATCAACTGCAACCTCATCTTGATATTCTGGATGGGCCAAGCCTTGGATCTTCTGAAAGATCTTGGTACCATACTGATAGAGGAAGTTTTTACCTTTATTCTCTGGATTAGCAGGATCCTCAAGGACAAGGATGTTTGAGATGTAAGTCAATTTACGCTTACGGCTACGAGCAATGTTCTTGTCATCCTCAATACCACTGTTCCACAGTTCGGTATTGGCTTGGCAAATTGGGCACTTCTCTCCTAGCGTGGTTGGGCAGTTCTCGAATAGCCAGCCGCCCTTGCCTTTAAATGCGTGGCTGTAAACTGCGACAAAGGGTGCATCCTCACCCTCAATCTCCGGTAGGAAGCGAATTACGGCATATCCGTTGCCTGCCTTGTCAATTCCCGGCTTCCATAGACGGTCGTCCTTGTAACTCTCCTTGGAGTTCATCTTGTCAAGACGCTCGGTTAGGGATGCGACTGAATTCTTACTCTTCTTTTTAAAGTCTGAAAAACCCATAGTATTATCTTTCCCCGAGGAACTACCTCGGCCTAATAGTTGTCTATAGTATATATCGCGGTTTTAGTTAGTCAATTGGAAGCTTACGAGATTTGGATTTTTTAATCAAATGCAATTCTTGGGCTTCATATTGAATTTTTTCAATTAAAGGTTTTGTAAGAAGTTTTCCAGCAGCCGATGGATCTAATCCCATTTCTTCTGAAAGTTCTAAAACACAATCCATAAAAGGTAATTTAGTAGATTTTACTCTTTCTAAAACCTTATTTGAAAATTTTTCTTTGGCTGTATCATCAATGTACATATAACAGTATACCTCATAAATAATAAAGTTCAATAATTACTTAGACCTAAATATTCTAGAACTATTTAGAGGATCCTATGGGAGCAACATCAGACTCAATCCAAATCACTACATCTGGTATAACCGCAAGCATCGCCACCGATTATGTCGGCACAGGTGGTATTACAGGCCATTACCAGTTGATTAAACTGGCATATGGTACTGATGCGGTTGCCACAATGGTCAACTCTACAAATCCATTACCAGTAACAATAGCCGCTGGAATGACAGCAACAATTTCTGGATTTACCGGAACCATCAACGTCCAAGGGATCGGTGGTGGAACTCCAGTTCCAGTATCTGGAACCGTAACTGTAACAGGCGTTACAAGTTCTCCAATATATGTTGCAACTGCAACCGGATACAGAGTAGAAGTTACTGGTGGCGTACCACTTTCAAAATCAACAAACTCTGTTTCTGTATGGGGTCCATCTGGATTAACTTATGTTTATGTAAACCTAGTCGATCAGGCCGGAAATTCTTTATCATACACAAACGGTGCGTTGAACGTAAATATCACCGGCGCAACAATAAGTGCAACAATTCCTTCTACAGTAACCGTAGTAGGTCTATCCGGGGCCACAGCAGTAAATGTAACCGTAGGCGGAACTGCAAACATTAACGATGTTGCGATCCTCTCCGGGATGACAGCCATCTATGGACAGGTTGTAGGTCTCAGAAGCGATCTTGGTGGATTTGCAGTAACTCGTCCATCTTCGTTCAAGAACAGCCGCGTTAGCACCACAACTTCTGCATCACAATTAGATGCCACAGGATTTACATCAAGTAAAGGTGTAAATTTGAAAGCGCTCTCAACAAATACAGATTTCATTTATGTAGGCAATACCGCTGGTTTTGCTGGTGCATCCGTTGGATTTGCCATGGATCCCGGCGATAACGTATTCTTGGATATATCAAACACAGATAAAATTTGGGTACAAGCCGCATCTGGAACACAAATTATAACTTTCCTTGCATCGTAATAAATGGCATATACTCTTAATAAAGTACGTGGTATTGTAAATACTGGGATTGTTGTCAAAGGAACAACCCTAGACCCTTGTTTTTCTAAATGTTGGTTTAACACCGTTCCAAATGTTTCTATAGATGGTTCTACTTGTTACATAGATTATTCAGATACATACAACAATTCAGATAGGGTATTTTTAAAAAGAATATTTTCAAATCTACCTATTGGAAGTAGTGTATATTTTACAAACACTGAATATTATGATGAAACAGCAAATGTAAGAACTTTTATTGGTGGAACTTTTACATATTCTTCAAACTTTAATGATTATAAAACAATAATTGGTACAGTAACATCTGGATTTACAGCCATATCAAATTATACATTCTTTGATAAACAAAATTTTGTAACCATACCACAGTTTAACATAGGATATACCGGTGGTTCAACTGCTGCAAATTATATATTAAATACTCTTCCAAATAAAAAGAACACCACTTTTAAAGATACCGGAATCCTTGGTTCTGCATTTGGATTTGAGGAATATATTGAAATATCTGGATCAACTTTAAATTCTGGAAGAATAAAAACTTATGGTGCTGTTAAATTTAAAGATGAAACAGAAGCAATATACGTAACAGGTTCAACACTAACAGATCAAGATTTAAAAACAACATCAACAACATTAAATTTATATTTGCGTGGTGAATCAAATGTTTCAATAATTGAAAAACCAGAAAATGTAATTGGATCGTTTGTTGTTTATGATTCAAATTTATTAAAACAAAACTGTTACGAAAATCAAAATGAATATCAAGCCCAAATGAGATCGCAGGCTCTAGGTGCGACTTATTATTCTTATTGGGGTCCATGCCAAGACTGTGATAATGGTTTGCAATATTCTTCTTTTGCTTTAAATGGAAATAAAACCGTATATTACGTAAATAGTGTTTACTTTTCTATTGGCCCAGCAAGCATAACAGCGGATCAGTTGACCGTAACAGTTCCTTATTCAGTATTCACCAATAGAGGGTTGTCAGGTATACCCAGTTCAGTATCTTCTTTGACTTTTACATCATTGAATGGAAATCTCAAATTAGATTTTAGCCACCCATCTTTGCAGGGATGGAATGTTGATATATTTACTGATGCAAATCTACAACAAAAACTTATAACTAGTTATTATAAGTCTGGTGTTCCCGGATATGATCAGAGTTACATTTTATTGCTGTATGGAACATCGCTTCCAAAAACTCTATACTGTGTATTCTCTGGACCAAATCAACTTACAGTAGAATTGTATCTATAAAAAAACCCTCCCACATGGGAGGGTTTTTGAATGTTTAACTACAAATTTTAACGAGCGCGGTTACGAGTAACCTTGTAGTAGCTACGACCATTCTGGGTCATGCGAACTACGGTGTAGTTGCTGTCAAGTCGGTCAAACGCTTCCTTGAGGTCATGCATCGTGGCGCGCATGTTGCTGACGCGGAAACGCTTCCGTGCCTCTCCAGCCGTTAGCGGGCGGCCAGAACGCATGTAATCAAACACTCTCTGAATCTTGGTCGGACGATCAACAGTAGTAATTTCCATAACACTTTCCTTTCTTATAAGAAGTTGCTATAATATAGCACCCAATTCTTGACTGTCAAGTATTATTCTAAATAATACGGCTGAGGAGGTCCTATGGCACAGGGAATCAATCAGTTCGTAAAGTTTGTGAGAGATCACTTAAAACAATACGGTGGAAAATTGGTAATTGGAAAAGGTAAGCAGGTTAACTGCAATGGCATAATGTGCCCCGGATTCTTTGACGATAGAGAAATTTTAATAAAAATGGCGGGGAACGGGGAAGGATTTTTATCCACCCTAGTTCATGAATACTGCCATTTCCTCCAATATATAAACGACATACAAATTTATAGAAAATCGGATAAAGCCTCCGTAATAGTAGAAAATTGGTTGCTTGGAAAAGATTATGACCCTCAAACTGTAAAGAGGGCTTTTTTCTTGGTTCGTGCTATGGAACGCGATTGTGAAAAACGCGCTATGAAATTAATAAAGCAATTTAATCTTCCAATAGATACCAAGTATTATGCAAAGCAAGCAAACTGTTACATCTACACCCACTTCTTGATGGAAGAAACAAGAAGATATTGGATGTACAAAAAGAGTCCTTACAAGAGCAGAATTATAATGAAACTAATGCCTTCGACTATGAAGGTCAAAAGTCACAAAACAATTCCACCTAAGATTTATTCTGCTCTGATTCCTTTTGTAGATGTTCGATTGCTACAGGAACAGTAAACTTAGAAAAAATGTCTGCTCCATATGGCCAACGATCATTTTTTTCCAACATGCTGCAGCGTTCTAATTCATTTAGATGATCTTCAAGTCCTTTGATTGTAACTTCATCAATAGGCCATTTGATTTCATCTAACTCATTTACTGCTGGCTTTAGTGTTGTGTAATGCTCTGCAACAACGAGATCTGCAACCTTTGCGAGATTACCACACACTTCAAGTGCTTTGGCACATTGAAAAAACAGATCCTTCTTTAAGGGATCTGTTTCCTTGCGAGCTAGAGACCGAATTTCGTAAACTAACTCTGAAATCTTCATTTTTACTCCTGTGCTCAGGTGAGCGTCAGGAGATACTTGGTTTGTTGGGCCAGACCAAGCATCTCATCACGTATATTTAACAATGATGTTTGATCTTTTTCTATTTCTTTTTCAATTTCATTCATTAAATAATCTTCAAGAGAATTTACTACTTGTTCGGCAGATGTTCTGTATGGACCATTTAGTTGAAGATCTGAAATTTGTTTAATTTTTTCTTTTCCATAAACACCAATATATGTTTCAGTAAAAGTATCAATTAAATCATCAAGACCTTCATATAAATTTCCTAGAGCTTTGTGTGCTGAATATGATTTAGTTCCCCAGTGATGGAGTCTAATCTCATTTTGAAAGTTCATTAATTTTTGTACGCATGTCATGGTAAATTATTTATCCTTGTGGCATTGTGTGAAAGCAATAAAATCCACCGGGACATCTTCAGGATTTCGTTCTGCCCTTGCTTTGGCTTTTTTAAACTCAATATCTGTCAATAAAAGGGGAATGACATCACCATTAGGATCTACGTGAGCAACAAAGTAATAATACTTATTTTCCGTAGGCTTTCTTTTGGTGTTTTTAATTTTTCCCTTTGCCATATAATTATTTATTGAATTTTTTATTGCACCCACAACCAGATTTTGATTTTTTTACCATAGATCTTGGTATGGGAGTTTCTGGAATTGCTTCTTCGTGGCCAATTCTTAATTCAGATTTTGGAGCAACTTCTAATTCTTTAAATTGTGAAGTTAGATTAAATTTGATAAAAACATATGGTAGATAAACATTCCATTTGTTTAGATATACTCTTCTCTTTTCACAACCACATTCTTTAAACACTAATTTAATTAATTTTTTAATTCCAGTATATGTTGTTATTTTATCAACAATATTACCTAAACCAAAATTTTTTATTCCTATTCCACATGAAAATGATTTTTTGAATTGTTTTTTCATTGTTTCATTATATTTTTTTACTTGAACTGGATCACTTAAATCTAACATACCAGAAACATTCATTTCAGTAATCGATCCATTCAACACAACGGTCTTATTTGAATTCATACATTCTCCCATAATTTATACGTATGCGTAATTGGTGTCATCAACATCGGACATAGTTATTGGTTTTAATATTACGCGGCCTGAACGAAAATAACCGCACCACAATTTGCTATTAAGTTGGCAATCGGAAGGATTTTGTTTATATGCTTTTACTATTCCACCGGGACACATTATTGTTCCTATAGTATTAATATTTTCACATCTACAATAGATATCAGGATTTGTAGTTGAATCTCTACATGAATTGTTACAATCTTGAACAAGAGAAATTGCGTCTCTTCCTGCTTTTGAACTTGGACTTAAATAATGGTATGGAGTATCCATGTTAATATAACCCGTATTAAATAGATTTCCGTTTTGATCCTCTTGAGGTTCATAAAACCCTGTTTGTGAATTTGGACCATATTTTTGAACTTTTCCGGCAAATCTTACATAACATGTATTGTATCCAGAACATTTACAAACAGTGCAACGAACTTGTTGTGTTTCATCATCTGCGCTAACAGTATATGTTCTTCCATAATTGTAATTATTTTGTTGCAATACAAATGCTAAATTATCATAAGAAAGCCCATTATACCCACATTGTGTATCACAAGGCCCAATTGCCGGTTGTGGCCCGCAAAATTCATTGTCGCAATCAGTATTATCACATACATTTCCCTGACCATCAGTTTGTCCACCTCCAGTAGATACACCACCACCAGGACCTCCTGTGTTTATACCAGAAGCATAATTTGTTCTAGTACCAAACAAATCATCTCTAGCATCTCCAGTTGTTACTGGAGTTGTATTTGTAGTTCCATAACTATTTTTAAAAGTAGTATTTGCATCTTCGGCTGTAAACAATGGTGTTGTTTCTTCTGGGCAACCAAAATTGCAATCTTCACCGCAGGTTTCACATTTTCTTTGATCTATCATCAAATCTGCATACTCTTCCATAGTTAAATTTTGATTTGGATCTTTACCAATACATTCGCAGCAATTTTCTCCAAATAATTGTTTACATGTTAGTTCTGGTGTCCAATTACTATTTCCATTTACTTCTATATTTGTTTGAGCACAATCTTTAATTCCAGTACACTCACAACCACATGGAAATATAGTATTATCACAACAATAGTCATTTGGTTTTGAACAACTTGGGACGCACTTAACTGTACTAGGAGAACCACTAGCATCCCAAGCAATTGATTGAAAACCACATAATGCTCCTAAAGTTCTATTAGCAACAATATCTCCTGGAGCACTAGTACAGTCGGTTCCATCTGGAGCACTATCAACTGGCAATGGTCTAGAATCTGTTGCATTTATTCCATTGCACATACCCGAATATCCACCCGCATATAAATTTGTATTACTAAATTTACTATTTCCTTTATATAAAGTAGTTCTTATGCCTTCTGAATGCCATAAATATCCCGGTTCTCCAGTAGATGGCGGTCCCTCTCCATATATTTCATATGCACTACAAGGACTTGATTGTCTATTGCACCATTCACACTGTGATGTCATTGGAGCCCATTTTACAAACGACCAACGACCTGGAATTGCTCTAAAAAACAATTGACTATTTACATAATCTGGTGCCCCAGCAGAATAAACTCCACCGCTATAATATTTTGAATATTGTAGATCTTGTATTTTTTTTCTAGATGTTGTTTGTAATATTGTTCCATCAACACAACTTCTTACTTGTTTTGGACCATCAGTAAAAATATCATCTGGATTTACTCCATTTGATTTGTAAATAAAGGCAGGCATTTCTGGGGGATTTTCACCATCATTATTATTTCTCCAATCTTGTACATCCCATGAAACATCTGGAAGAAAAATATAAGATGGTGGTATAATTTTTCTTATTGGGCCAAATTTACCAAAAGCATTTAATCTAGTTTCCTCTATTGGAGAATCTATACCAGGAAACATTTCTGCAGGCGTACACATTCTTTCGTATGGCGTATAATATTTTTCTTTAAGTTTATTAAAATCATCTGGAGTTACAAATATTGGATTTCCATTTTCTAATGGTTTGTAGTATGCTCCATTGCTTCCATTTTCTAAACCAGTTTCAATAATCTGTTTAATTTCATTATAGATATTTTGTCTATGATCTCTGGTTCCAATTATTCCAGCTTCACACATTGCATCTATTATTTCTTTTACAATTCTTACATATTTGTATCCCGGTTCATCGCAACCGGGAGGATATGCTGCTCTTCCTCTGTCATCTATAGGAATTGGTGCTTTATTAAAGTAGCCATTAGAGAATGTACTAAAATATGACAAAAATTTACCAATAGTCATTCTGCCATCTATATTAGTAGATCCATCTGGTTGAGTTGCACTTTGATCTGGATCTGCAAATTTTTGAAATATACCTATTCTATCAGCATATACCAAGTCAAAAGTAAACAAGGGGGTTGCTGAAGATTTTAAAACAAACATTCTAGGAGTTGTTCTTTGTTTCCAATAGTTCCATCTATCTTGTACGTCTGCCCCCTCTTCTAAACCATATGGAATTGTTTTTACTGCTGCATCTAAATCTGATTTATTTACACCAGTATATTCCCAATAGTGTTCTAGTTGAACCATACCAACTAATTGACTGTAGAAAGTGTGTTCCCCCAACACTTCAATCCACTGTTCCATTGGGATGTCTATATTTGTACTTCCGCCTACTATTGTTTCACTATAAAGACCAACTTCAGGTGGTAAAGTCCAAAATCCTGTTTTTATAAATGATATTGGAAAATTATAAGTCTTTGCAGATGCTGATCTAGATCCACCTGCACAAAATAAATTATATGCCCATGGATAATCATTATATGCCATATCCCTTAAATATGGACTCAATGAGCAAAATGTGCAAGAATTTTGTAAATATCCACCAGAAGATGGTTTGTATACGCTTTCAGGGGCTTTATAAAAATAAGCAGGCTCGGTTCCTTCGCCCATAACAAAAACTTCAGATTCCTTTAATGCTTTTGAACCTTCACGTCCTCTTATACGACCTTCAAATGTTGAATAAAAATATCCACCATTTTTAGATAATATATTTTGTCCTGATCTTACACTAGAAATTGCATTACATTTTCCTGGTACATATCTTAATCCAGTTCTTCCCCAACAACTAGTAGAATAATCTGGCACTATTTGTGGTATTGTTGGATCTGCCCACACACAACTGCAGCATTCACCATCTGATGCAAATTGCCCTGGATATAGTGTTGAGGTAAATTGTAAATGCCACCCAGACGCAAGAGGTCTTACATCAAACATCGGACTAACACTAGCGTCTGCTCCTGTAAAATTTCCATAGATATCAAATATTTTATTTCCAAAAGCATCATTTAAATTTGAATTTGTCAACATTGGATTTATTTGCGTACATACAGTACAAACATCGGGACCTTCTTCAGGTTCTGCATTTCCGGCGTTAAATCCTGAGGCAAATTCAAAACAATTTACATTAAAATCTGGTGTACTGCCACCTATTTTTTCATAGGCAATTCCGCATTGTGGAATATTTTGATCATAATTAAATAAATACTTTGGTGGATACCATACCCACGAACATCCAGTATATTTGTATTTTTGTCTAATTGTTCTTGATCTTTGTAAGGCTATTCTAGAATAACCATAACAACATTTACATCCATTTTGTCCATTGTTATAAATTTGATTTGCATTATTTCCTAAATCACCCTCATATGGTGTTTGAAATAATATTAATTCATCATCTTTATGAATTGGATAAACTTGAGATTTTTCTATTGTAACTGGATTTCCTTGATTATCTGTTTCTATTGAACCATCTGCTTTTAAAACAAAATCTAAACCAGTTAATAAATCACCAATCATGGCAACATTATTGGTGTAATTATGTTGGGCACAGCAACTAGTTACATTACAAGAACAACAACCTTTTTTTGGCATTCACAGACCTCGCTCTATATTTAGAGCATTTCTAGACCCTCATCAGTGGTATAATAAATTTTGTGAAATACCTCAGAACACCACTTAGAACAAACAGGGCAAGGCTTAGAATTTCTAAAATGACCAAAACGGTTAAATCTAAAATTAATTAGAACCAACTTTTCACCACGCAAATTTTTAGGAACCTTGCGAAATGCATCCAGTTCAGAATGCATATCAGCCGTTCTATAACCCAAACGCAAGGTACTGGGGTGGGTCTTAAAAATGTTTTGACCTACCGCAATAACCTTGCGCTTGTACAGAACCAATGAGATGTGCTTCTTCTGCCTCTCCATAGCCATCGAAAGAGGCTTGGCAATGGGGAGGTAAATCTTGTTAATCGTATCTATGTCCAATTTAATCCATCGTCAGCTTCAGCTTCGACGCCGATTCAACGGTTTTGGAAGGAGTGACGAGTCCGTTATTGAGGTTAGAATCGTACTGAGCCTTCAGTTCTTCAAGAGGCTCAACAGTGAACGCCACAAAAGTTTTTGGAATTTGAATTCCGGTTGAAGCCTTAGTATACATCATCCAAGGCATCATTCCAATTGCACCTTTTTGCATTGGAATTAATACTGCAGGATCTTTTAAGGTCCAGTGTGTTGCGGACTCTTCAAATCGTGCAAGAATTTCTTCGCCGGAGTTTAATCTAAATACTTTTACGTTCATATGTTTCCTTTATATGGGTTTATTATAACACTAGTTTTATGGATGGCAAATAACAAATGAAAACTTTTAAACAATTTTTAAATGAAAATAATATAGCCCAAATTGCAACATCTGGAATTGCATCAGCTGCTCTTGCCGCTCCACCAAAACCAGAAGCAAGAAGTTATATTGTAGATCTTATGAAGAAAAAAGAAGGATTTAGACCCGTAGCAGAAATAGATAAAGATGCTACACAAAAACAAAAAAAAGATGTTATTGTTGTTGGTCATGGTACAACATTTGTTTATCCAGATACAGGCAAACCAATTAAAGTTGGAGATCCAATAACAAAAGAAAAAGCTGAGGAGTTAATAAACGTTTCAATAGATAAAGTTATTACTCCCCAAATGGAAAAAATTCCTGGATGGGATGATATGCATTCTGGTCAACAGGCATCTTTATTAAGTTTTGCTTATAATCTTGGTCAAAATTTTTATGGAGATAAAGATTTTGAAAAAATAACAACTGTATTAAAAAATAAAGAATGGGATAAAGTACCAGAAACTATGAAATTATATAATAAATCTGGTAAAAAAGTTCTTGCCGGACTTGTTACAAGAAGACAAGAAGAAGCAGATCTTTGGACTCATGGATTTCCATCAAATAAAAAACAAGAAACCACTTCTACTGGTGTAAAATTAAAACCATATGCTTCAGTTGAGCAAATAAAACCGGTTGGTGAAATATTGCAAAGACCATATGAATTGGGAAATGCTTTTAAATCAACATCAACCAATAATGATAAACAAGAAATAGAATATACTATACAAAAAGGTGATACTTTAACAAAAATAGCGGGAAATGATCCAGAAAAATTAAAAACTATTATTGGTACAAATAATATTAAAGATCCAAATAAAATTCAAGTTGGACAAAAAATTAAAATACCAAAATAATTAAAACGGAATAGGTTCTTTAATAATATCTACACAACGCTCCGTATACCAAGTCGGAGCGTTGTTCATTTTCCACTTTGCAATATCAACCTTAGCAGTGATGTAATACTTACGATATGCAATAACAGCATTTGCATCACGACAATCATCGGGCATGGCTTGTGCAAAAGGAGTCAATTTGCCCTTAGGAATGTGCTTGGGAGGATTATAAAGATCACCGACCAACAATGCTTCCAACTTGTGAACTTTGCCATAACGACGAGTATACTCTTTGCACATAGCGTAAGCATGCTTCCACAGCCACAAGTAATTGTCACGAGAAGCACGAGCCCAAATAGTGCACGGATGATTGATCATCGTAGCCTTTAGCAAGTTGGGCTTCTTGCAATTATAAGTCGTGTAAGTGCGCTTACCAGTAATTTGAACTTGCTGACCATCACACACATGATGGGCAGTAGAAAGCAACTGGCAAGACTCAAGAATCATCTTGATGCAGTGCTTGTCGCAAAGCATCTCGGCGGCAATGATAGGATCTTCGTCAACAACAAAAATGTTCATATTTCGTTCTGTTCAAAAATAGTGTTGAGTTGGTTATTTACTTTGACCAGTTTACCATGTGCATACAACTCTGTCAAGTTAAATGCACCAACATACGAACACGCTGAACGAATTCCACCAAGAATTTCCTGAACGGTGTGATGTATAGATCCACGATAAGGTACTTCCACAGTGCGGCCCTCGGAAGCACGGTAATCCTTGAGGCCGCCATTGTATCTTTCATTTGCGGTTTTACTGGACATACCATAATGAAGCATCGTGAGTGATGAGTTATGATTGGCGTGTCGTATTTCACCTCCACACTCGTCATGGCCTGCAAATGCGCCTCCAGCCATGACAAATGCAGTCCCAGCCACAAAAGACTTAGCAAAATCACCGGGGTGTACAACTCCACCATCAGCGACGACCCCAACCCCAAGTTCTGCTCCTGCTTGGGCACACTCCGCTACTGCGGACAGTTGAGGATAACCCACTCCCGCCACTCTCCGGGTCAAGCACATTGACCCTGACCCGATTCCAACCTTTATGAGGTCTGATCCAGCCTTTGCCAACAGTTCCATCCCCTCCGGTGTTACCACATTTCCCGCTATTAGAATTGATGTTTTCCATTTGTTCCTCACCTTATTTACAAAATCAGCAAACTTTTCCATGTAACCATTTGCAACATCCAAGCAAACAAAAGTTGGATCTTTGATTTCAGCCGTATCAATATACAACATACTCTCTTTATCCATACCAAGAGTAAGAGTTACATAAGGTTCAATCTCTGGCATTTCTCTAATAAGAACTTCATAATATGTCCCGCCTTTGCGGAGGCATGTAACCATCTTATGTTGATACAATGCCTTTGCCATAGCGTGAGTTCCAATCGTTGACATGTTTGATGCCATGATTGGAACTCCTTTCCAAGTTTTTCCACAATTAAAAACAGTTTCAACCGTAAGATCAACTTCCTTACGAGAAGAAACTTTTGATGATTGTGGAACAATCAATACGTCGGAATAATCCAATTTAATATCTTCATGTAAAAACATAAGCCACCTATTATGACACTTGTTATATGATTGTCAATTCTTATTTTCTATTCTTTTGATAGCATCTTTCAAACTCAACATGCATTGTGCAAGTTCTTTAGATGTTATCTGTTCACGCAAATAAGCTTCGTACTTACTAAGAATAATCTTTGACTCACGGAAGAGTACGGCATACATGTGGTCGAGGTTTTTTGATTCCTCTGCCATCAATACTATTTATTCTAGATCAATTGTGTCGTCTTTGACAAATCTTACAGTATTGCTCAAATAAAACGAAGACCATTTTTGTTTGTTTATGTTCCACAAAACAATTTTTTCACCATACTTTCCAGCCAAAGGACCAAAAAATTGATATCTTTCTCCAACTTGGCTTCCAAGTATGTGTTTCTTTTGCAATGTTCCATTTAATCTTTGTGCTTTTCCCGCTACATCCAAATAATCAACAGTGCAAATTCCATTCAATGCTTCCATTATAATTTCTTGTGCAGAAATGTGGTCAGACTTGTAATATATGTTTTGTGTTATTATAGTAACATCAAGTTTTTTATCATTTCTTGGATCTATTAAATTTTTTTGTTTTGCTTGATCTTCTACTGCTTTTAAAAATAATTCATAGGATCCATAAATTTTTGACATGTGTTGTGCAAACAAAGGATCTTTTTCTTTTAAATTTTCATACTTCAATGTTTTGTGGGTAGATCCTTCATATTTTTGTTTTTGACCAAGATAAGATTGATCATTCATATGATCATCTTTCATTGCCTTGGTCACAGATTTTATCAACAACTCTTGAAGTTGTGCATATGTTGGTTGTGGAAAAAAATCAGTCGTAGGCTCAACTATTGTGTTGACGCCTGGGTCTCTCGCGGTTCGTATTTGTGGTCTTGGTAGTTCAGGCATTAGAACTTAATTAAGAACTGTTGGTGTTTGAATTCTGCTTCTTTGTACTTTATATTGTTTTCTGCCAATTTATCCAAAAACTTTTGAAACAGTAAACTTGGCATCTTTACATAAACATCAGTGAACGGTTGTTTTTTTAATTCCAACAACTTTTGCACAACCTGATTTAATTCATCTTCTGATTTTTTTATATCAGAATTTGTCACCAAAATAACTACGCCGTAAATTCCTTGATTTAATATCACAATAATATTTATATTGCTTCTTGATTTTTAAGGTTCTTATGATATATTCTAAAGAAACTTTAGAAGTAAATAAATAAACCCTATAGAAGATAACTATAGAGTTTACTTAAGGTTACTATAAATTATATTAAAATTACTTAGAGGCTTTTTGTCTTGCTTTAGCTAATTTTATAGCCTCTTCATCTTCATCTGAAGTTCCTAATTCAGAACCACTTACAGGATTACGCAATCCACTTAATGATGTTGAAATTGGTTTTCCACCTGTAAGTTTCATTTCTTGTGACAACACATCGGCTTTTTGACGAATTTTTTCTGCTGGAGATGCACCGAGAGCCCAATCTGGAATAAATGGTGTCAATTGTTTTGCTAGCCAATCAGTTGCCCCAGATTTTTCAAATTGTGGTTTAGCCATTTCTCCAGCAACAGTTCCTGCTATTCCAGCAACAGTAGGAGTTTTAATTCCTTGAACTATAGATTTAACAGCAGACCCTGAAAATGGTTGTACATCTATATCCAAAGCAATTCCACTTGCAGCACGGGGGCTATCTGGAGATTTTGTAAACCACCAGCCAGTATTGGGATCTTGATATCCTGGTTGATTTCTGTAAGGACCACTTGGAATTTGTCCTGGTTTTTGTAATCTTGCTCTGGCTCTTGCAAGATCCAATTCATTTTCTAAGGCAGTAACTTTTGCTTTATCTGCAATATCTTTTGCACCAACTTGTCCTTTTGCTGCTTTTGCTTGTTCTGAACGAGCCTTTGCTTGTTCTTGTGCAGTTATTGCTTGTTCTTGGGCTTCTGTTTGTGCGGCTCTTTGTAGGGCTTCATCGGCCAAGGCTTGTTGTCGTAGTCTTTCTGCCTCCGCTCTTGCAGGCGCTTCTGTGCCAATTGCTTCTGCTTCAGCCCCTCTTCCTGCTGCCTGTCTTGCTTGTCCTTCATAATAACTTGGAGCATGTTGTGCTTCTGCCGCTCTTATTTGTCTATTATGTGCAGCTGTTTCTGCGTCGGCCTGTGCTTTGGCAGTTTCTGCTGCTGCTTTTGCACCTGCATGCCGCGCTCTAACAACAGTCTCCCAAGTTTTAGCTCCAAACAAAGCAGCAGCACCACCGGCGACGGCTGCTACAGGAATTTGCACCAACAAAGGTGCATTTGCAAAAACATTTCCAGCGGCTTTTCCTGTGTCTCCTACCAATCCTGTTTTAGTAACTTCACCATATTTTGGAGATCCAGAATCTTCTGAACCTGGACCATAGTATTCCATCTCAGTACCATCAGGAAGTCTGATATAACGTTTTCCGTTTCTTTCAATTATAGTACCTTCTTCTTCATTTTTAGTTGCTTCATTCAAATTATCAATATTTTTTAACTTTGATTCAAGTATAATAATTTGTCTTTGAAGATTTTCGGCACGTGATTTGTAAAGTTGAGTAAGTTGGTCCATAAAATTATTTATTCTTTAAATTATCTAAAGATGTCGTTGGGTGGTCTAAAATTTCCTAATAAATTGCTTCTAATATCTTTATTTGGATTAGATTGTTGAGGAACAAAATTGACATTTGTATTTGATCGTGTATACTGTTCACTCAAAGGACTTGGACGATTTTTATATTTTTGTTGAACTTTGCGTATTGTATCTTCTAATCTTTCCATATAAATATTTATACCTTCTCCGATAGCTCAGTAGGTAGAGCGGAAAGCTGTTAACTTTCATGTCACTGGTTCGAATCCAGTTCGGAGAGTTTGGAACTTTTTATGATTAAATCTGTTGATATTATTTACGGCCTTGCTTGGGGTGACGAGGGCAAGGGAAAGATCTCGAACGCAATTGCTAAAGACTACGATATGGTTTGTCGTTGGAATGGCGGGCCCAACGCAGGTCATACGGTCTGGATCAACAATGTAAAATACAAGACACACATTATTCCGTGTGGTATTTTTCAGGACAAGCCATCCATTATTGGTCCCGGTTGTGTTCTTCATGTTGATAAATTTTATCAAGAACTCAGTTACTTGAACAAAAACGGATTTGACATCGGACTTGTAAAAGTTTCTCCAAAGGCCCATATCATTACAGATGATCACATCGAATATGATTTGAACAACCTAAAAGGTAAACTTGGTACAACTGGTCAGGGCATTGCTCCTTGCTATGCCGATAAGATGCTTCGAAAAGGAAAACGGGCCGAGGATGTTTTTTCGCAAAATTTCCTCTGGGATGGAGAACTCAAAGGTCGCGTACTATGTGAAGGCGCTCAAAGTGTCTGGCTTGACATTGACCATGGAGATTACCCATATGTCACCAGCAGTTCAACCATGCCTTATAGTGCCTGCTCGCTTGGCTTCTCGCCAAAGAAGATCGAACGGCTGATTGGTGTCGCCAAGATCTATGATACCAAGAGCGGTGTGGATCCACTCTTTCCAGAGTCGCTGTGGGAAGACAAGATCCTCAACCAGATAATTGAGGAAGGTCAGGAATTTGGCTCAACCACTGGTCGCAAGCGTCTGGTGAACTGGTTGAATTTGGATAAACTCATTGCTGCCATCAAACTTTCAGGATGCACAGAACTTTATATCAACAAGTGTGATGTGCTTGAGAGTGTCGGAACATTCCGGCTAAAATATGAAGGTCAGTTGGTAAATTTTGAAGATATTATAGTAATGAAAGATTTTATCAAATATTACATCAAAGAACAGACTGATGTAAAGTTGATTAATTTTTCAGGAAGTAAAGAATATGCAAATATATAAATATTTTGCAATCATCGGGCAAAAATTAAATAATCCAACAAATAAAAATAACAAAAAGGGATCCAAAAATGGATCCCTTTTTTATTGCCTAGATTGACTTATAGGCTCACTGAGCAGCAGGAGCCTCTACATGGCCCTTTGCCTCACCATGCTTCTTATGAGGCTTTCCGTGGCAGTTGGAAAGGCTTAGAATAACGAATGCAACAACCCCAACAGCGATGATCATCCAAGTGGTGGATGATACGGACTTAACAAACTTTTTAATTTTTCCTAACATGATATCTCCTTAAAAGAGTATTTATAGTGAACCTTTTAGAGCCTTTCTGCGCCCAAAAATTTTTTTGACCATACATGGTTTTTAGAGGTAGGGGGTCGTTTTTAAATTGAGTGGACAGATGGCTTTGAGAATATTTGAGGAACTTTGAATATATTTGAGAATATTTGAGAAAATTTAAAGAATATTAGAGGGGGTGGGTGCTGGCCCCTCGAACGTTCCAAATCCCAAAGGGGACCCAAAATACTGTTTGGACACGGCGCTGAGACCCCACCCCCCTTGCACCAAACGAACCTTTGCTGCAACTTCCGTCAGACTCCTTGGGCACCCCTACCCCCCCCCTGCCTATAACACAACCGACCCATGCTGTCAAGGGCCGGTTGGAAAGATTATCAAATAAACTCAGAGGCCCCCTTGCGGGGGCCTCTGAGTGCCTGGGGGGTTACTGGCCCCAGTACCAGTCCCAGTAGGTGTCCTCATCCGGTCCCTCCGCGAATTCCCGCTCCTCATCGGGATTCGCGTTGCGCTTGGCCAGATTGATGACCATCGGGGTGCGGGGGGTTTCTTCGATGTTGGTGGTGCTTTCCATACGCGTATGATAGCACACCGCCCCCTCGGTTGCAAGGGGTAGCGGTGGAAATTTGACGATTTATTTCCTGGGCTCAGTCATCGCCCTCCCAGTCAGGGCCCTCGTCGCAGTCATCGTAGTCGGGCCCGTAGCGGTCCTCCCAACAGGCGCTGTGTTGCTCCTCCTGGTACTCGGGCCGCAGCCGGTACTCGCCATCGGTGTACTTGCGGGGGGTTTCATCGTTACCGTCGGTGGTGATCATGCGCGCATATTAGCACACCGACCACCCCATGTCAAGGGTGGCCGGTGGAAGTTTGAAGATTTATTTGGGGCTCACATCTCGCCCCAGCCCGCTGAGGCGAGCCAATCGTTATCGGCGTCCCAGTCCCTCTCCTCCATGGCCTCGGCGCGCAGCGCTTCGGCCTCCACCTGGGCTTCGAGCTGCCGCTCCCGCTCCTCGCACTCGGGGCAGAGCGCGTCCTCGTAGGCGTACTTCGACAGGTGGCACTGGCAGGGGAAGTTGTCGGGCGAATCGGTGTGGGTGGTGTCCATGCGCTAATGGTAGCAAGTTTGCTATCGAAGTCAATACCCTTTCTCAAATATTTCTGCCGGTAGGTTATCGGTCGCCTGGGGGCGCTCGAGAAATATTTGAGAAAGGGTATTGACTTCCATTGTAGATTCGCTACCATACACGCATGAACAGCACCACCCAACTCTTCCGCGTCACCTGCACCCTCGGCGGCATCATTCACTCCACCACGGTTCGCGCTGACTCCAAGGCCCAGGCCATTGAGGAGTTCCGCTACCTGCTCCTCACCAACGGGTACGATGCCGACCCGCGCTGGAGCAAGGCAAAGTTTCGCGCAGAATCTTGCGTTACCGCTTGACAATCGCACCCCTCTCACTAGGAGCATCTACCATGACCACCACCACCTTCGCCTGTGTCAACGACATCGTGTTCAGCCCCTCGCGTTCCGTTGACGGCCTCCGCAGCCGTGAGCGCGAGAACCGCATCGGTGACTGCAAGATCAGCAACCGGAGCAACTACACCCGCGTCCAGTTCGACCACGAGTCGGCGGCTGCGTTCATGATCCCGGTCGGCCCCTACGCCGTCCGCGTCCTCTCGTCGCCCTCTACCCGGATGGCGTCCTTCAACCTCATCGGTGCGTTTGGTGAGCGGGCGGGCTGCTCCTGCACCGCGAACGAGATGCGGGCGGTCGCCTACGGCCTCCTCGCTGCGGCCAACTGGATCGACGGACGCGACACGGCCTTCCGGCAGCGTATGCGTGCCCCGTCGGTCCTCGTCTAATCCCCCGGTGGGGGGCAGGAAAGAAAGTAAAAAATCTTTCCTGCCCCCTTGACTCCCGCCCCCCGATACAGTAAGATTCACACCATGAAGCGCACCACCAAGTACGACCTCGCATCCGCAGTCCGCGTCCTGAACCAACTCGTCGGGGCCACCCCCGGCCACCCCGGAGCCTACTGCCTCCAGGGCGCATACGGCGGATGGCAACTGCAAAGGGTTCTCGTCTCCGGGACGGATGCCATCTTCCCCGGTTACCGCAGCAAGCGGGAACTGTTGGAACTGATCCACGCATTCCGCGCAGGTGTGCGCGTCGGACAGCAAACGCCCGCACCGGCCACAGACTAAAGAGGTGGTGCTCTTACAACCGAAGAGGATTCGTCCCTGCCCCGATTCGTTCGGGGCTAGGTTGTTTGTGGGCTACTATCAAGATCGCCCTGCGATCTTGATTTTATTGGACGGCCTGATAGTAGCCGGACGACCTGGACGCCCTGCATAACTATGCACCGCGATGAATAATTATTCTTTGCGTTTCAGCGGGCTACCCTATTGCATTCTGTAGCCGTTCGGGTACCATTACCGCATGGTCACCACCACCCGTCAGCCGTCCGCCGCTACCCTCGCCCGCATGTCCGCCGTCCGCGTTGAGGCCGAAGGCCGCTTCCGTACCCTGCTGGCCTCGGCCACGCCCGCCGACATCAAGCGGGCGGGTACTTGGTACTGCGACGCGAACGCGTTCGCCGAATCCCTCTGCACCATCGCGCCGTCGTGGACGCTTGAAGTGTCCGCTAGCGTCGTGTCGGCCTTCTCTCCCCGGGTTACTTGGGCGCTGAACAAGCGCAAGGCCGCCGAGTACGCTATGGGCCAGCGGCCTGCGGGCCTGCGTTCGGCGCTGGATGCTGCGGACCGTTGCCAGCGCGAAGGGTACGACGGCCTGCGCGGGCCGAAGACGAACGCGTTTGCCCGTGCCATCGGTGGTGACCCCGATGCGGTGGTGGTCGATATTTGGATGTGCCGCGCTGCCGGCCTCACCTACGGCCCCAAGTCGAAGTACGCTGGCCAGCCGAAGGATGCGCCCAGCGCCGTTGAGTACCGTGGCATCGCCGCTGCCGTTCGGACGGTGGCCGATTCGTGGAACATGCCCGCCGCCGACATGCAGGCGCTTCTGTGGATCATCATCAGGGGAAAGGCGGAGTAATCCGCCCTACCCTATTGACAGGGACAGGACAGGAAGGTAAGATACCACCATGACCACCACCCTCAAGCCGATTCGCAAGCCCGCCATGCAGGTGGAACTGTCGAAGCGCGAAATGGAAGTTATTTCCCGTTTCATGTTCACCGCTATGGTGGATGTGCTGCGCGAAATGAACACCTATCGGGAAACCGCAGCTCACGATGCATTCTACGCTGAAGCGAAGGCGGAGCGTGACACGATTCGCCGCCTTCAGATGAAGATTGATTCCGCCCTGATTGACCTAGAGGAGACACGATGAAGCACCGCCCAGGCAAATTCGTCCACGACGCTTTCCGTGAAGGCATCCGGCTCCGCCCCAAGACTTGGGGAAAGAAGAGCCGCGACCCTCGGATGGCGCGGAGGGAGGGAAAGAGGGAACTGGCTCGGGAAGTGTGAGCCAGCCCCTCGGGCTACTATCAGCAAACCCTAAGGGTTTGCTGATTTTTTATTGGACGCGGCCTGATAGTAGCCGCCGGTATGGACATTATGAGACGTAAAATATATTCGATTTATTCCGTGCCCTCCTATTGACATTGCCTGCCGTTCTGTTACAATACTCGCATGACCACCACCAACACCATCCCCGCCATCCTGATCCCCGCCGACATCACCCAGCCCGTCCGCGTCGTGGAACTGAACGCCGACAACCCGCTGGAGTCGATGTACCCGATCATGTCGTGCCGCCTCGTGCAGCCGATCAGCGTCCCGCTGAACCACATCGAGGATTCGATGATGTGGATCGATGAGGAGGGTCTGTGCATCGACAACCCGCGCTTCAACACCCGCGCCTCCATCATCTGCAAGCAGCCGCTCGTCGGGGACGCGATCCTCGCGGGGGACAACGGTGAGAACATCACCGCCTTGCAGATGCAGTGCCCGAAGTTGTTCTTCGAGATCCTCCAGGCCGAAGCGGAGAAGTTCGAGAAGCAGGGCGTCCCCACCGCGCAGGACCTGATCCAGTAAATCATGGTGGTGCATGATGGGAGGGGGTTGAGTTACCGCCCCCTCCCGAAACCACCAAAAAATCTTTCTTTCCCTCTTGACTTTCACCCCCAACCGGCTACAATACTCACATGAACACCACCGAACTGCCTCTCGCTACCGTCCTCCGCGTCTCGCTCTCCAACAACGACACCGTGATGGTCACCTTCACGAAGAAGGACGGCACCCCCTCCGCCCGTGAGGTCACCACGGACGCGACCTTCATCCGTCAGCTCGGAGGCAACCTGCCGAAGGGCATCCGTCACACCACCGAAGGCTACATCTGCGCCTTCGACATCACCAAGAAGGACTGGATCCTGATCGGTGAGGACAAGATCACCGGGATCATGGGATTCTCGCCCAAGACGGAGAAGATGCTGAACTGGGCTTGACATTCGCCTCCAACCCAGGTACAATACTCCCATGAACCTCACCACCTCCTACATCGACCGTTTCATCGGTGCCCTCGTCCTGATTGCGGCGTGGTTCCTTCCGATGATCTTCACCTACGCATTCCTCGCCCCCAACGACATTTCGTGGCTGCTGAACGCAGTCGGACTCTTCTGCGCTGGCGTGATGTACTTCTGCGCGTTCACCCTGACCTTCACGCTTGGCGGACTTCGCTATGTCGTGACCGGATGCGAGTTCAAGGACTAACGCCCAAACCATCAAAACCGGATGCCCTGTGTGGCCACAAGCGGCATAAAAAAGATCCGTACAGCGCTGTGCGGAGAAACGCGGGAGTTTGGACGGATGCTCCCACGCCCCACCTTCTTCAAGGTGGGGTATTTTATTTGACTACTATCAAAAATGCCCCAGGCATTTTTGATTTCTTATAGGACCGGCCGCCTGATAGTAGCCCGGACCACCTGGACGTTATGGGACGCAAAATATATTTCGTTTTCTTGGATGATACCACTTGTATCCCCGCCGGTATAGGCTATACTGCGCGCATGGACATTGACACCGACTTCGACAACACCGACGATCAGTACGACCACGCCATTGAGGAGATGACCGACGAGGAGGCCATCGAAGAGTTGATGGCTGAAGGCTACAGCGAAGCGGAGGCTCGACGCATGATCGGCCTCTACGACGCGGACGATGACTACACCGAACACGACGATGACATCCCGGAGATGAGCGACTTCGACGCATCTGACTTCGTGGATGACGAGGACTTCGACTGATGGCACTCTACAGCAACATCACCGTCATCATGCACAAGACGGCACGGAGCCGGTCTTGGGCTACCATGCGCCTCAAGGAGATGTCGAACGCATACCTCCATGCATGGAACTTCGCGGACGATAGGTACGCCGTGACCCGTGGACAGAACCCCACCTTCCAGTTCGACATTGCGAACGAGTTCTGCATGTTGACCGCCTCTCTCAACTTTGAGTGCGACCCGATGCTCCAGTTGACTTTCGTGGACGATATGAAGAAAACTTTGGAGCATTGGGGCCTTGAAGTTTCTGTTTCAAATATCGACTATTCCCTGCTTGACAGCCCCCTCTGACTTCAGTACAATACCACCATGAACAAGCCCACCAAGCCCACCACCTGCAATGTCAGCGACCTGCTGAACACCATCTCCGATTTCATCTTCGCCAACCCGGACTGGGACACCGACCCGGAGAAGGTGATGCGAATGGGGTCAGCGTATGTGATGCTGACCAAGATGGCCGACCCCGACATGACCACCGACGACGAGTACGAGTTCATCCTCAACCTTCACGCCCAAATCAAGGAAGCCAACAATGCCTGACCCGACGAACAACTTCAGCAACTTCTTCGACAACAACGAGCCGCACCCCATGATGGAGCAGTTCAAGCCCAGCATCCACGAGGTGATCTACAGCCTCGTGGAACTGGTGATGCGGAACCCGACCTTCTTCAAGGATCAGAAGCTCCGCCTCGTCGCCTCCGCTGCGATGGCCTACGCGACCCAGGAACTCGCGGATGCGAAGGAGCGCAACGAGCGTCCGAAGGATGTCACCGCAGGCGACGCGGCGTTCATGATGCTCTTGGGCGACATGATGTCCATGACCTACGACGAGTTCGCGGGTGAGTTGGAGCGGAAGCACTTCCCCCACGACCGGCGGGAGTACATCAACGACATCGAAGAGGAACTGGGAAACAACGACAAGGACTGACTTGACTTCACCGCGCCCATCGGATATAATGGGCATCTCGCCTCTGTAGCGCAGTTGGTAGCGCAGTAGACTTTTAATCTATTGGTCGTGGGTTCGAACCCCACCGGAGGCATTCAGACTTGACACTCGCACCCCTAACTGGTAGAATACACCCATGTGCAAGACCACCATCATCCATGTTGACGCTGACGCCTTCTACGCCCAGTTGAAGGCACAGTCCATCAAGACCGACGAACTGAAGGCAAAGGGATACACTCCCGAAAAGATCGATGAGATGGAGGAAATGAACATCCTCAAGGCTCTCAACGAGAATCAGATCAAGCCATGACACCCGCACCCATAACTGCACACATGAGCAACTTCGACCCCATTCCCCGGCTACAGCAGATCGCTGCAACCATTGAGGACGGAGGACACTTCGACTCCCCCGCCACCGCAGCGCACTACATCAACTGTGCGATCAAGGAGATCGAACGGCTCCGTGAAGAGCGCGATGCCTTGTTTGTATTGACCGACCGCCTCACCGTCGAGCGCGACGAAATGCAGGGCGAACTACGGAAGGCTGAAACTGAATCCTCCATGCTCCGCGTTGAGTGTGGAGTGATTGCTGCCGAGCGCGACGAGGCGAGGCGGGAAGTGTGCCAATGGGAACACCATTGGGATAAGACATCATCCGAACAGTACTACGCAGACAAGCGAGGCTGGGATTGTTTCAAGGAGGACGGCAAGTGAACATTTCAGAACAGCACTACATCAGCTCGCTCCAGGCTTATGACCGCGTGGTCATCGTCGCAGACCGCATCATGGAACACATCCTGCACGGCAACGGCAACCCGCCGAAGGAACTGATCAATCAGTACTTCGATGAGGTGGACAACGCAGCCCAATGCCTCAATGTTGACCGGCTCCATGAGCAGGTGGTCCGAGCCAATTCGGAATTCTTTGAGGAAATCGAAGAAAAGTTTTCCCTAGAAGATAGGGTTGACAGCCCGCCCATTGTGTGATATAATGGGCGCATCGGGATTGTGGCGGAATCGGCATACGCAGCAGACTCAAAATCTGCCGACCTCAAAAGTCTTGTGGGTTCAAGTCCCACCAATCCCATTCAGATGTTTCCGTAGCTCAACCGGATAGAGCAGCCGCCTTCTAAGCGGCAGGTTGAGGGTTCGAGTCCCCCCGGAAACGCCTTGACAAGCAACAGAAGAGGTGCTACAATGCACTATTGAGAAACACAATGCAGATTATATTATAAAAGTTTGATGGCTTCCAAGAAACCATACAGAGGCATTCTGCGAATGCACGGACAAAGGAGCATCCGTAAAAAGGCTTCACACAGGACGGCGTGCTGCGATGGAGAGCAGCAGGCGACTTATAATTGCCCGCTTTATGCACCGTGAGTTCGAATCTCACCCGTCCTATTCAGACTTGACAACCAACAAACCCGTGGTATAATACCACCAACAACAAGGAGATTCAGATGAACGAAAATTACGCTTTGATTTTTGCCGTCGTGTTTGGTGTTCTTGCTTGCGGCCTGATCGTCAAGAACTACATCGACAACAAGATTCGCAGCATCCGTACCTACACGGAGGCCAGCGAGCGGTATGTAATTGACGAGGTGCTTGCCTGCGGTCGTTCCTGCAACGAGA